TCGTTGATCAGCGCCTCGACCAGATCCTCAGGACAGTCGCGTTGAGCGCCATCGCGGACACACGACGGCCACGCGACGGGAAGGTGTAACGCCCAACTCCCTGGCAGCGATATAGGGGGTGAAGGCCGGTGACGTACCGGCCACCAGACACGGAGGCTTGTGATGAGCGCAGTGCTTGAGGCGACCCCGGACACCGGCAAAGAGACCACGGTGTCGGTGGCGCTGGTGGTGAACGTGACGGTGGCGGCGTTGAAAGTGGTGGCCGGGATCATGACCGGGTCGGTGGCGATGCTCGCGGAGGCCGCGCACTCCACCGTGGACACCACCAACCAGGGGTTCGTGTGGGTCGGCATCAAACGGGCCCAGCACCCCTCACGGCCACTCGCGGAGTACTCCTGGGGCCTGGCAGCGGCGGTGTCGATGTTCTTCACCGGCGCGTGCTACGCGGTGTACGAGGGCATCCACACCTTGATCAGCCCGGCTGTCGCGGACACGTTCACCGGGGTCGCGGTGGCGGTGCTGGTGGTGTCGATGTGCCTGGAGTCGGTGTCGTGGCGGAGGGCCTTCACCCAGCTCCACGCTTCCCGTGGGGGGTTGTCGTTCTGGAGGCACCTGTGGACCACCCAGGACACCAGCACGAAAGCGGTGCTAGCGGAGGACACCATGGACCTGCTGGGGTGCGTGCTGGCGCTGGCAGGGATCGTGTTGCGTGTGGCCACTGGGTCTGAGGTTTGGGACGCAGCGGCGTCTATCTTGATCGGTGTGTTGATCGCGGTTGTGGCCTGCCAGCTTGGGGTGCACAACACAAAACTGTTGAGGGCGGCACGATGAATGACCGGCAGCGGTTCGCGTTGGACAACCCGCTGAACAACGCCAGGGATCTGACCCAACTGGCGGGGGTGACCTATGACGACGTGTTACCAGGAGGGAATCTGCTGCGGATGATCCTGGCGGTGGATCGTTGAGCACGGCTCAATAACGGCATGCCAGTTTGGCATGCGAGCGTCAGTATCACTGATCCCACTCGCAGGAAACGGGTCCGTTCGGCGGGGGTTGCTGAGCGCGCGGCTGTACGGGCGTTGGCTGGTGTGGGGAACCAGAAAGAGTGGTGGCGGTGGAACCGGGAGTTGGGAGTAGGTCATCTGTGGGTGGGGGTGACCGAGGAGGAAGCGGACGCGCTGGGGAGGTGGCCAGCGGAGGACGACGCCGGGCCGACCGGACCGGAGCGGGCACGGACACCGGCGAGGTCACCGAGCACGCGGTGAGGATGACGGACGGCAGCATGTGTGTCCGCAACCAACACCCCGACATTGAGCGGATCTACCCGCTCGCCATGTGGATTCGGGGTCAGATCGAGGTCAACCGCACCCACGTGTACCGACGTCGGGTGGTCGTGGTGGATGACTGGGTGGAAGTGGCCCCAACGACAAAAATGGGCGGCACCAGTCCGTAGACCAGTGCCGCCCTGTGCCAGGTGCGGTTACCCGGCTACATCGTCGAACTCGCCTGCCTTGGCGCCGTGGATGAACGCCCGCATCTCGGCGCTGGTGAAGATCAGCGCCGACCCGTTGGGGTGGCGGGAGTTGCGCATGGCCACTCCACCGTCGACTGGGGCCAGCTCCACGCACTCGTAGCCACCGTGGGACTTACGGGCCTTGCGCCAGATAGCGCCGGGGATCTCGTTGGCCGGCATACCGTTGGTGATCAAGGTGCCTCCGTTTCGTTGGGGGACCTGCTGGGCGTTGCCTAGCGTGCCCGATTAGGGCGATCTCAGCAACACTCCAACCCGTACGCTCGACTCGTAACATTACTTCGGGTGAGTTACTAGAAAACCGTTGACCTGGTGGTGAACCACGGGTTACGGTCATAGGGAAATCAACGGTCGACGGACCGCCGGACACGGAAACAAACAGTCACCCATTCGGTCTACGCCTATTGGTGTGATCAAGCGTCTTACCAGGTGCGACGGCACCACCGACACGGAGGGCAGAAGCATGGTCGCGCCACCACCGGAGCAGCCGCATGGCCCAGGTCCGGTCTCGCCGCTTGCGGTATCAGGAGATCGGCACCTGCGGGGCATCTCCACGGTCCTGGGCAAGTTCCTCCCAGAGCTGAACAGAACGATCGAGAAAACAGCCGAGGCGAACGCCGACGTGCTGAGAGAGGTCAGCGGTGGCGTCGAGGCGTCGATCGACCAGGTGTGCACGGAGATCTCCGACCTGACAGCAGCGGTGCATGACCTGACCGAGCTGGTCAAGGAAATGGCGGTGTTTCCCCGGCAGCCGTGGTCCAAGACCCGCCGGGTGATCGGCTGGTTCCGGCGGTGACCCGCGCGCAAGCCCAACGGCTCTACGACCAGCACGTGGACCTCGTGTTCGCGTTCATCGCCGGGATAGTCCCGGACCGGACGGTGGTTGAAGAGGCCACCGTGTTGACGTTCCAACAGGCCAACCGTGCGATCCACGCACTCGGTGAACCGGACGGTGACGTGGGTGTGTGGCTGGTGGGCATTGCGCGCCAAGTGGTTACCGGGCTGGCTACCAGGACGGGCGGGCAGTGACCGTGGAATGGACCGACCGACCGGTCACCGACCCGAGGATCACCAACGCCTACCGGTCGCTGACCACAGCCCAGAACGAACTGATCGAGGCCCTGAACGGTCGCACCGGTCACGGGCGTGAAGTGCTGGCGACGTTGGCCAGTGTGGCGGCAGCGAAAACATCACTACGGGGAGCTGGAGGAGGTGCGGAAAATGGGTGACTGGAGGCATCGTGCGGCGTGCCGTGACGAGGACCCGGAGTTGTTCTTCCCGGTCGGCACGTCGGGCCCGGCGATGTTGCAACTGTCGGAGGCCAAGTCGGTGTGCGCGCGGTGCCCGGTGAAGGCCGAGTGCCTGGAGTGGGCGCTGGCCACCGGGCAGGACGACGGTGTGTGGGGTGGGTTGTCGGCGGATGAGCGTCGGGCCACCCTGCGAGTCCGGGCTGGGCGTCGGGCGGGGGAGCGGTTGGAGAACCCGGACCCCGCGCCGCGCGTACGGATGTGCACCGGGTGCCAGGTGGATCAGCCGTTGGCTGAGTTCCACAAGGACTCCAAGCGGCAGGATGGTTTGAGCACCCGGTGCCGGTGTTGCATCGGGCGACGGGACGCGGAGCGCCGGCAGGACGCTGAGTCGTAACTAGAGGTGGGCCCGGCAGTCGGGATACGGGGGGTGGGGAAGCCCCTCTAAGGGCCGGGGTGATCGCAGCGGGCTGACCGGCTGCGCACCTCACGGAGATCGCCCCGGACCCCACCGCATGATCGGCCAGCCACCAAACCCGAAATGGGGGCGGGTGGCTGGCCGGTCGTGTGTCTGGGGCGCATCACTCACCAGACAGGGGCCCACGGTGGGCGACGGTCAGGTTATCGAGCGTGTTGCCCGGTGGGGCCCCGGATGGTGATGGGGCGCCGGTACTGGTCGGTGCCCGCCAAGGCGATCACCAGGACGATCGGGGTCACCCACACCGGCAGGTACCCGTGGGAGTGGACCGCCAGCTCAATCGACACCAGCAGGATGATGATCGGGGCCAACACCCCACCGATGACCCGCTCTATGACCTGCTCCGTGATCATGCTCATGACTGCCAGCTTCCGTCGTTTGGCCTATTAACTGGCGTATCGGCCCGGCGGTGCGCCGTGTTACACAACCCAGGTGCGCGGCGGTGGGCGCCGGTGCTACGTTGGCGCGGCGCACCCGGTGTGCAGCCAGACTGGTACTTCTCTTTCGCAAGGACAACCCAGCCAGGCACCGTTTGATCTCGGGGGCCGAAAAACTTCATAGCACCCGGTGTGCAGGTGACGGTTACTTCACTCGGAATCATGTGGCGCAGGTTCGACTCCTGCTCGGCCGATCAACGGCCGGTAGCTCAGTGGCAGAGCAATGATCAGCAAGTCCGCCATCAACTGTTTGATCTCGGGAGCTGGACAACTTCACAGGGCGACCCGGTGTGCCGGGCGACGGTTACTTCGCTAACACGAATCCGGTTCGACTCCGGCCAACCCCTCGGGGTTAGGTATGCACCACCGGCTTGGTGCAGTAGATCTACCCCCCGCCACCCACCGTTTGACCTCGGGTCGCTACAGGTGCAGCACAGCTCCCCTCTGACGAGAGGGACGACACGATGACCAAGTACAACCGTGGGACTGTTGCCGGCGCGGCGCGCGGCCCGGTCACCACCGAACGATTCCCGACCGGCCGGACAGCGCTCGGTCACCCCGGATATGCCCGTGACAAGCCGTCAGAGTTGTTCCTGCTGGCCGTCACGTACGTCCCGGAGGAGAACGCCCACCACGAGATGGGTGTGGCGCGCGACCAGCGGTTCATTGAGCTAGTCAAGGACGTCGCGATCACCCACCCGGAGTGGCTGGTCGACTTCCTGACCTACCTACGTCTCGACACCGGGATGCGCTCTGGTGCGATCGTTGCTGCCGCTGAGGCCGCGCGCGCACGCCTGGAGGCCGGTGAGCATGGCGCCACCCGCCAGATGGTGGATGCGGTGTTGCAGCGCGCTGATGAGCCGGGTGAGTTCCTGGCGTACTGGTGGGCCACGTTCGGTCGCGGGACGCTACCCAAGCCGGTCAAGCGTGGGTTGGCTGACGCGGTGTGGCGCCTGTACTCGGAGTGGTCGGTGCTCAAGTACGACTCCCCGGATAAGCCGGTGCGGTTCGCTGACGTCATCGCGATGGTGCGGCCGACTGGTTCCCTGCACGACACCGAGGGCACCAAGCCGATCATCGGCACGTGGCGTGCGGCGCTGTACGACCACCTGCGGCGGCGCCGTGAGGGCGGTGGCGAGTTCATCCCGGATGAGCTGCGGATGCTTCGGGCACGCCATGTCCTGATGGACGTCGCGCACGGGAACCGTCGCCTGCACCTGGACCCGACTGTCCTCAAGGCAGCCGGCATGACCCATCAGGCTGTCGGTGGGTGGCTGGAAGGCCCGATGGACGCTGCCGCGTGGTCGGCGTGCATCCCGAACATGGGGTACACCGCGCTGCTGATGAACCTGCGGAACTTCGACCAGGCCGGTGTGTCCGACAAGGTCGCCGCGCGCGTCAGTGAGGTGCTGGCCGACCCGGACAACGTGCGGAAGTCCCGTGTGCGCCCGTTGCAGTTCCTCGCCGCGTACCGGGCTGCGCCGTCACTGCGGTGGTCGTGGCCGCTGGAGCAGGCACTGGGGTACTCCCTGGACAACGTCCCGGAGCTGGACGGCCACAACCTGGTCATGGTCGACACGTCCACCTCGATGAACGATCCGTTCTCCAAGGACGGCACCATGCGCCGGTGGGATGCGGCCGCACTGTTCGGGATCGCGTTGGCGCGGCGGTGCGCGCGGGTGGATCTGGTGTCGTACTCCAGTGCCCAGAAGTACTTCCATGAGCAGCCGGGGGAGCGCAGCCAGGAGTTCTTGCCGCGCGCCGGGGAGTCGTTGCTGACGGCGTTGACGCGGTGGCGTGATGGTGGGTACTTCCTGGAAGGCGGCACCGAGACGGCACGGTCGCTGCGGGCCCGGTACACCACCCACGACCGGGTTGTGCTGATCACCGATGAGCAGGCCGGTGACGATCCGATCGAGGTCAACCGTTCGATCCCACCGCAGGTGCCGATGTACACCCTGAACCTGGCGGGGTACCGGCACGGTCAGGCACCGACCGGCCCGAACCGGTATTGCTTCGGTGGTCTGACCGACTCGATGTTCGACGTGATCCGGTTGATTGAGGCCGGGGAGCGCGCGGACTGGCACGCGGTGTTCACCCATCGCCGCACCCCGGTGGCAGCCGGGTAGACCCCCGGAACGCAAAAAGAACCGGCCCACCAACCCCGAAGGGAAGGTGGGCCGGTTCTTTGCTGTGCGTCCTTTCGACAGACGCCAGGAGGTTACCGTGCGCCGGGGATCATGCTGGTGGTCCCCTTGTCACCGAACGGTGTGCTAGCCAACGACGTCAGCACTGACGTCAGCACGGCACCACCGGTCAAGCCCAGGATCGACTGCCAGTCCGTGTGCAGCACGTTGAACGGGCCGTTGCCCAGCAGCAGCATCAGCGCCATGGTGGCCGCTGACTTGATGGCCCTGTCCAGCGCGCCGAGCCAGAACGCGGTGGTGAACACCGGATCGGCTACGGCCCGGTGGGTGACGGGTTTGGGTCGACGGGCGCCGGGGCCGGTGCAGGCGCCGGGTCGTCACGGTTGACGGCGTCCTGGAGCTTGGTCAGCTCCGCCTGGATGTCGGTGTTGATTTTGTCGAGGTCGGTGCCAGTGATCGTTCCACCACCGTCGATGATCGCGCGCAGCTTGTCCAGCGACGCGATGATCACCCCGTCCTCAGCGGCGACCTCAGCCACGGTGTTCTGAACATCGGCAAGCGTTGCCATCTCTACTCCCAGTTTGTTGAGTACCTGCTGGACCATTCTTTGGAGATGCAGCGCCCACAGCGGGGTCGACCCGAATGAGGTGCCTTGCTCCGGTTTGGCGAACCACTCAGTGATCTTGTCAGCGGTCGCCAAGACTGCGTCCGTGTCGGCGTACCCATGGCCGTCCGGCCGGTGGATCTCCAACGCGAACCCCAACGCGACGTGCTTGGGGTCAGGACGTGGTGGTGGTGTCAGGCCGTCGACCGGCCGCATGTCGTCGTCCACTACTGGCCCGGCAGGCGCTTGCGCTCAGTGTGGGAGAACGGGGTGTGGTGGATGTCCGGTGGCGCACCAGGACCGGCGGTGCCGTGGACAACCGAGCCGGACGGCGGCTGCGGGGTGGGGTTGGAGTGCGCGGCTTCCATCAGCTCCAGCAGCTCGCCGAGCTCGCCACGGGACACGGTGCCGTCCTCGCCGGTGTTCTTGTACAGCAGACGCAGGTGAGTCAGGACGTGACCGTGGTGGACGTTGGACAACCGCAGGCGCTTCGCATCACGGTCCTCCTCAGTGGGGCCCTCCTCCTCACGGGCCTCTGTGCCCTCGGCGTCGGTGTCCTCAGCGTCCCGGCCGGAGCTGGGCCCCTCATGGCGGCCGACGCCGGAACGCGCGCTGGCGTCCTGGTCTTCCTCGAAACGCTTCCCGCGCTCGGTAACGATGGCGTCAGCGGCCGGAGCCGAGTCGGCCCGGCCCTTGTCCTTCGGCGCCTCTGTAGCGGTGGTCATCGTGCTTCCTCCTGGTTGGTGTCAATACCTTTCGGGAACGTCGCATCCCCCCACGCCTTGAGCGCGTCAGACACACGGGAGGTGTCTGAGTTGGGGACGTGCCACCGCTGGGTCCACGGCTGGGCGACCGTCCACAGCTCCCGGTTGTGGTCCACCGGGACAGGTGGCGCCGGCACGGGCGCCGGTGCGGGAGCCTCCGGGAACGGGCCGGGCTGCCCCTTGGTGATCTGGAAGAACGCGGCGTTGAGTTTGGCGGTGTCCAAGCCGTTGGGCGCCTGGGAGTTCTTGATCCAGTCGCTGGACGCCACACCCCAGCACTCCTCCACGAACCGGTTCCACCAGTCAGCGGTCACGACCTGGGTCCTGCCCCACGTGGTGACCTTCATCAGCCCGTTGGAGTCGATGGCACCGAGGTGCACGCAGTGCCCACCGATGATGGTGTTGTCCGCGCGCGGGTCGTAGGTCCACGGCTGACCGGCGTTGAACTGGGCCATCGCGGACCGGGGGAAGTTCACCCCCACGTAGTTACCGCCGAGCATGTACAGCGCGGCCTTGATCTCTGCCAGGTCGGTGGGGTTGATCTGGAAGAACGCCAGGATCTTGTCACCGGCCAGGCCGGTCTTGCGCCACGCGTCGAGGCAGTCCTGCATGACGGCACCACGGTCGGTGGCGGGGTTGGCGGGGTTGTATCCCGAGCACACCTCATAGAACTTGATCACGTCGGCTTCGCTGGTGACCGACGCGGCGCCCTGGCCGTAGGCGGTCCACACCTCCCGCAGGTGCGCGGCAGCGGCAGCGGTGCAGTCAGACAGTGTGTCATTGCCGAACATCGGGAACGACGGCACCGAGAACAGGTAGTCCACTACCGGTGGCACGCTGATCGTGGCTGTCGCGGTCAGGAACTCCCCGAAGTGCAGTCGCGCGTGGGTCTCCTCGGGGTACGGCGCCAACCGCCCCATCGGCAAGCTGTTGGTGATCAATTCAGGCATGGGGTCTCCTCAGAGGACGAACACGAGGTTGATCATTACGATGATGACGATCGCCCACACGACGCCACCCACGACACGAGACAGCGGCGTCGGGGTGAACGGCTCGGTCACGCGGAGCGGCCCTCGGTGACATAGGCGCCACCCGGTGCGGCGTAGTTCAGCGTCAACGCTGTCGCACCCTTCGGGGCCACCAGGGACACCGTGGGGGCGTGGTTGTGGATCGCCCGGCCACCACCAGCGACGGTGTACACCGGGTCGGCCGGCACCAACCCAGAAGGTGTATGCCAGGACGCCAGGTACAGGAATCCGCGTACATCATCTGATGCGCGCCCACCGAAGTCCTGGACACCGAACTCGAACGCGAAGTCACCCTCCCAGCCACCGGCGACATCGAAACCGACGTCGAAGTTGCGTTGCGGCCACGTCTTGGGGTCGCTCTTTGGGTCTGCCGGTGTGGGTGTGGCAGGCAACAGGTCCATAACCTGGTGCTCCTTCCAGTGGGCACGGGGAGTCGCGGTGGGGTGCTGACCGTAGTCAGGTTGAAGCGCCTCATTGACGTCGCATTCCACGCCGTCGACCACGACAGCAGCGACGTGCTGGAGCATGTGCGCGCGCGGGTCGACTTGCCCCCCGGACCACGCGGTCGCCTGCCACGCCCAGCGCGCGGTCCCGTTGTCCAGGCACCGCTTCACCACCCAGTACCCCCCGTAGACCCCGGTGCGGTTCAGGCCGATCACCGACGCGGCACCACCGAGGTAGGCGTCAATCGCGACCTGATCACCCGGTGTGGCATCGAAGTCAGCGGAGAAGTACACCGGCCGGTCCAACGGGTGCCCCACCTTGATCAGCGCCGCTGTGGCGTTGACCGCGTCAGACACACCAGCGTCCCGGCCCCCCCGCATCCGGTCGCTGACGGTCTCCCAGTTCGCGACCACAGCGACACCAGCGGCGGTCAACGCGATGTACTCCTCAGGGGTCAGCAGCTTCCCCGGCAGCGCCGGGCCACCAGGTGACAGGTACCGGCAAGCGAACGAGTACCCGTGCGCCACCAACGCGGCCGGGCTCGGTCGGCCCCCGGCGTAATCAACTCCCATCTGGGCCACGACAACCACCTCCAGGTGTGGTCACTTCGGCAGGTCCTTCGGCGTGGGGATACCGCAGTTGAGGGCGTTGGCCTCCGCCAGCATGTTGCGGAACGCGTCGTCGTAGGCGGTCTCCCCACCCTGGGCGTACGTCGCGCGGGACTTGACGTTGTACGTGCCGATCAGGAGGCCGTAGGTGCTGCACTGCCCATGGATCGACTTGGCAAGTTGGGTCTGGGTGTCCTTGAGCTGCTGAATGATGATCGCGTTCTGGTTGGCCAGTGCGACAGCGGAGTCCGCGCGGTTGAACACCACCAGCCCGAAGATCACACCGGTCAACCCGAGGACCATGGCCAGGGCGAGCGCCCCGACCGCATATCGTTGCGCGTTGGTCACCGCGACCTTCGCCTGATTCAGTGATTCCACTGCCCGCTTTACTTTGCCCAAGTCAGAGGAAAGCCGGTCAATCTCAGCGGCAACGACTTCGGCAGGCATCGGCGTCGCATAATTCGGCACCGGATCAGTGACACCCAAACCGTCGAATGGATCGCTCATCGCTTCCCTCCTGGACCGTCGCGCTAGCCGGACATCAGCGACCGAGTTGGCTTGCCACATGATTTGGACAATGGTGAAAACACCGAGACCGACCAGGGGGCCCTGGGTGTGGGTGTGCAACGTCAACAGGCCCACCCCGACGTACAGCAGGGCAGCGGCCAACCGGCAGAACCCGGTGCGCACCAACCCCGGACGCCGGGGCCCGCTGAGGAGCTGACCGAGCGCCACCATGTACGTCAAAACACTGACCAGTGACACCGCCAGCAGCAAACCCCCCAGCAGACCAACGCTCACGTCCCCGGACGATGCTGGTTGAGCTGCCGGTACAACCCGTAGACCTCCGTACGCAGGTCGGCGATCTGGGCCTGGTCTGCGTCGTGCTGGACTTTCCACTTCGCTTCGGCTCTGGCCAGCGCTTCGTCATACTCCACACGCAAGTCGTGGATCTGCCGCTGGTGGGCTGCGGCCGTAGTGTCCAACCGAATTTGCAGCCGATCCCGTTCTTCTTTGAACATCCCAGCCACCGAGCGGGAGTCCAACGCGTCCTTCTCAATGGCAGCGTTTTGATCTTTCTTCCTGTTGCGCCACATCGGGTATGCGATTGTCCCGATAGCGGCGACGATAAGACCGAGGATCGTATCAAGGGTGGCGCTCACCGTTTATCGTGCCGATCGACTAGTTGCCCGGACCACAGGACCAAACCGGCGTATGTCAGCCACGCGATGACGTTGGCGATGGTGGTGGATTTGTCGGTGATGTACCGGACGTCGAAACCGAACTCCCAGCCCATGAACAACGCGAAAGCCACGGCGTGCGCGGCTACGCTGATGGGCCTGGTCTTGCGCCACGCCAACCCTGCGGCCATCAACACCGCTCCACCGACGTAGATGTATCCCCACGTGTCAGCGCTGAACACGGACAGCAAGTTGCCGTAGGCCGGTGTCTTGGTCCACCGATCCGACTGGAAGATCAACGCCAGTCCGAACGCCAACAGGACCGCTGTGACCCACAGGGTGGGGATCGGGAGGCGTTCGGCCTTGGTCAGCTCGGGTTGTTCCGTTGAATGGCTCACTGTGCCTGCTCCTTCACCGCAGCGGGGTGGTGTAGCGGTTCTGGGTCCGGGACCAACGTCACGTGCTGGTAGTCCAGGCCCTCATGACAGACCCCTGTACGTGGGTGCCTGCCCGGCCACGACTCCTCCACCACCCTGTGACGCTCACCGGCGACCTCAACGCGCTGGCCGACCTGGAGGGGGGCATCGAGTTTGGTCACGGCCAGTTCAGTGCCGTCCTCGGCGAGCGCGCGAATGTGCGCGGCCGGTTGCCACGTCACGATCCGCAACCCACGGTCCAGGGCCACACCCACTCGGGGTTGGGAATGCAAGGTCAGGTCCGCGCTGCCACCCCCAGCGGCGACCTGGGCGTCAACGAGGGTGTGTGCCCATCCTGGGTCCAAGCCGGGCAGGTGCACTTCCAGGTGCCGCAAATGGTCGAATGACGCGGGCGGGAACCCGCCGACGTCGGGGAACACGGTTACGCGAATGGCGAGCACAAAGGTCCTTCCCTAGCTGCCGATACGGGTGACTCCCATGAACGCCCCGGAGTCGGTGTTGTCCAAGTTCAGCGAACCGCCGGTGTTTTGATACACCGCGACGGCCAACGTCGCATTGACAGCGAGCTGCATCGGTGGGGTGACGCAGCAAAAGAAGTTGCCGTCACCGGCGTTCAGGGGGTTACGGAACGCGGAGGCCACAGTGTTGGTGGCGATATTGGTGCCGTTGAGGAGTATGTAACAGGCCCGGACCCCACCGGCTGCGGCACTGAAATGGGTTTGTGCCCACGCGATATAAACCCCAGCGGTTTTGACGGTGAACAACGTGGGCGAACCGGAAGCCCACATGGCGTCGTTGTTGAGCCCAGCGGAGCCCCAGGTCACCACGGTGTTGGTGTTGTTCGCGATCGATTGCAGGGCGTTGATGTGGGCTGTCGAGGTTGGTACGTAGGCGCGGGGTGCGACCGCACCTGTCAGCAGGGAGTTGAGGGCGTTCACCCCTGATGAGAGGGACGTCAGGGATACGGCGTGGACTAGGACCCCGTCGAGGAAGGTGGGCATCGTCATGGGCTAGTTCCCTATCCTGATCAGAGACAGGGACGTCCCGGAAAGGGTCGTGATGAGGTTCAATGCTCCACCGGAGTTCTGGAACACCGACAAGTACAAAGTCGCGCCGGGTGCGAGGCGCATCGGTGGGGTCATGGCGGTGAAAAGGGTGTCGGCGCTGACCCCGACAGCGTTGACTGCGGTGACCGCCACCGAGTTGGCGATGATGTTGGTCCCGTTGAGCATGATGTGGCAGGCGCGGGTGCCGGTAGCGTTGATCGCGAAATGGGTTTGTGCCCGCGCGATGTACACCCCACCGGTTTGGAGGGTCAGTTGGGACCCAAGCGCGGAAGCCCACATGGCGTCGTTATTGATGCCGGTGGTGTTCCACACGACGGTGGTGTCCGCTGCGTTGGGGATGGACTGTGAAGCGTTGATATTCGCGGACACGGCCGGGATGTAGGTGCGCGGCGGGGCGACCCCGTTAAGCAGCAGGGACAGGTTCGAGATACCGCTGGCGAGACGGTTGAGTTGCCACTGGTGGACGATCGTGGCATCAACGAACGTCGGCATCGGTGTCGTCATCAGTCACCGATCCTGATCAGCGACAGCGACGTCCCGGACTCGTTGGGGATCAAGTTCAGTGGCCCCCCGGAGCTTTGGAACACCGACAGGTAGACGTTCGCGCCGGCAGCCAGGGCCAGTGGTGGGCTGATGCACAGGAACGCGGTGCCGATATTGCCGACCACGTTGGCGGGGTTACCGGACCCGGCGGCGATCGAGTTGGAGCCCACGGACGTGCCGTTGAGGAGCAGGTGCGCGGCCCTGATCCCGGTGGCGTTGTAGTCGAAGTTGACTTGCGCCCAGCAGATGTAGTTCCCGGCGGTGTTGACGACGGGGTGACCCACGGAGGGAACCCACAGGTAGTCATCGTTGATGGTGGTGGTGTCGAAGCTGACGATGGTGTCCGCTGAGGTGGGGATCGGGTGGGTGGTGTTGATGTACGCGGACGCCGAGGGAATGAACTGCCTCGTGGCGGCGATCCCAGTGAGCAAGGTCCCCAGGTTGTTGATGCCGGCCGCGATGGCGTTGAAGTTCGCGGCGGTGGGAATGGTGCCGTCAGTGAACGTGGGCATGGTCACCGGCGGCACCCCCAGCTAGTAGACAGGCGTGGTCGTGGTCCCCAGCACCCCATAAGTGGCGTCGGCCAGCACCCACGCTGACGTGACGAACACCGGCGACAATTGGAGATCAACTATCCATGTTCCGTCGTCAGAGTTGACCTTGTGGGAGATCTTCTCGATGTAGTAATCCCGCGACACCGTCAACCCGGCGTTGCGGCGCTTCACCGTGACCCGCTGGGAGATCTCCAAAGACAACACCACCGGCCACAACACCGGATTCGCTGCCGGGTTAAGCGTCAGCTTCGCGATCCGTGGCAACGGCGTGGCATACCGGCTGGTGTAGAAGATCCCAGCCTGGGTCAAATCCTCATCGGTGTTGCACTGCACCGTCTGGGTCAGAATCCGTTGCCCGTACTTCGCTTGGGTCGTGGCATTCACGATCGGCGTGAAGTTATTGTTCGCCGGGCGAGACAAGTTCGCCTGAGAGAACGTGTAGGTGGGATCGACATCTTCGGCGTAATCCAAATAGGGGTACTCCACTGGGCTGGAACCAGCGGGGTTCTCCCCGAACACCCACAAAGCGGTTTGACCTGCCGTGTACCGGCTGGTGCGGTCCTCGAATACGACCGTTCCGTCTTTCGCGGCGTACACCAAACCCCGCTCGGACTCCTGGATCTCTTGGAGTATGTCGAGCATCACCCTGGCCTGGGACCCGTCGCCGGGGTCGTACTCGAAGTCCGGGGCCAACGCCATCACCCCAGGGGCGACCGACGTGTCACCACCACCCCAGTACAGGGCCAGCAGTCGCGCGACCCGCGACCCGGAGATCTCATTGATCCACCCCACGCCGCGCTGAAAGTGTGCTTGGCGTGCGGCGGCCCCGATGTCCCGGTTGTATACAGCGAACCGGGCGATGCTGGCCTGGGATTGGGCGTCGCCGTAGTCGGTGGTCGCTTCGTGGTGCAGGTTCGTGAACCCGTAGTTCCTGACCCCTGTGGGTGCGACCACGTCAGTTTCAACAGCGTCATAGGTCAACGCCAAACCTGGCGACCCTGATGCGTTGTAGAACGTGATCGCGTAGTAATGCCATTGTTCATCAGGGAACCCGGCACCGGGAATGGTGAAGTTGGCGACGTCAAACAGGTTGGCGTACCCCGCTACCGCATCCACAATATGGAATAGGAGTTTCCCGCCGGAGGTGTAAAGCTCCAGGTGGTTCTGGGAATTGGTCGCGAAGAACCCCAATTCTGTGTTCAATCCACCACCGTGGACTGCGGTGGAAAGGAGCTGCATCAACAGCGCAACGCCCTGGGAGAACTTCACCCACATTTCGATTGTCGCGGCTGTGTTAGCCACGGTGATGCCGGCTGGGATCACATCGAACACGGTTTGTTGCTCATCGGGGTATGTGCCGACCGTGTGACCGACCTTGGGCGGGTTGTATGGGTTGTTTTGTTGAAGGACCACGGAGGTGGTGCCGTCTGGTTGGGAGTCGCCACCCCAGTTGATTGTTCCTGAGTCGGACGGGTGGTAAATGGGGTTACCGGTGATGTTGCTGCCGGTGATCTTCGCGGTTTCGCTGCCGGTGGACAGCGCACCACCGGAGGTGGCGGGCTTGCTGTTGCTCATCGGTGCGTACGCCACTGGGGCGTCAGCGGTGATCGTCGCCGTGTACGACTGGGAGATGGCGGTCCGGGACAGGATCGCGAGGGCATCAACCGCAGCCAGGGGCCTGGTGGCGCGGAACCCCGACATGTCGTAGGTCGTGGGGAACCTCTCCACCCACCCCGAGTAAAGGACGTACAGGGTCGGCCCGGTGGTGGTGAACGCATTGACGGCTGCCCCGAACTCCAACATGGTGGCGTCGAGGTAGAACGTCGGGGCCGCGACACCAGTCCCATAGACGGTGACCGGCTCCAGGGTGTCCACGGTGTTCCACGTGACCGACAGGCGCACCCACGATCCTTGGGTGCTCGTGGACGTCGAGGTGTGGATGGCACCGTTGGCGTCCACGACACGCGCTGTGACCGTTAGGCCGGTCTGGGCGGTGAGGAACACGTAGCAGGAGAACGTGTAGGTCAGGTCCGGGGCGGTCCGGAAGGTGTTTTGTGCCCCGAACCCGGCACCGGCAGCGGACTGGGTGATCAGCAGCGCGTGGGTGCCGTCGAAGTGCTGCACTGTGGACCGCGCGAGGGTGGTGGTGCCACCGGCGGCGACCCACAACCCGAGTGCGCTATCGGGGTTCAGCTCGAAAGAGGGGTCATAGTCGGTGTGGACACCGGTGTTGATGATGTTCCCTGACCCTGGCTGGTTAGGCCACATCCACCAGTTCCACACCGGCCGGTACGGGGTGACGATGTTGCCGCCGGTGTTGAACGGGCTGGACGCGTTGGCGACGTTGAACAGCTCCAGGGGATCGAACACGTTAGCGACCAACGTCCCGGCCTGGATCTGGTCGAGCTCGTACTGCCGGCCACGGTCGACGGAGAACTCCCGCACGGCCAGCCGCCGGTACGCGGCGTTGATGCTCAACCGGCCGGTGGTGGGGGTGTCCGGGGGGCCGTTCGCGGACCCGAAGTCCACCTCAAACGATCCGATGGGGAAGTTGGGGTTAGCCAAGACCGTGGCCACAGACACCTCCCCGGCTAGTAGGTGATTGCTGGGTCGATCGCCACGGTTCCCTCAGCGATGCACGCGGTTTGGTTGGCTGGGCTGGTCACCACGCAGTCCCACAGCGCGGAACCCCACGTGAACAGCGCTGACTGGGCCTTGGTCAGGACCAGGGCGACGGTCGTGGTTTGGGTCATCTCGGTGTAGGTGATCGTGGCGGTTCCGATCCCAACACCGGGGGTGGTGTTCCACTCGAACAGCACCGGCCCGGAGGGGGTGACCCGGATCTGGGCGCGTACCGAGTAGCCGGTGGGGTTGGTGATCGGCGCACCGTTGGCGTCGACCACCGTCAAGGCCACCAGCGCGTCCGCGCCCTGCTTGAAATTCAGGTTCAGTTGCAGAATCGACGCGGCAATTAACGCCACGGCCACCCCCCTTTAGTTAGTGGACGGACCCGCCGGTCGCGGTGCTCGTGGAGGTGACCGACCCATCGGTGGCAGTCGTTGGCGTCACCACCACCCCGGAGACCCCCGACGCGGGTCCGGTGACCATCCCGGTGACCCCGGACATGGCGCTGGCCACCGTGGCGCTGGTCGCCGCTATCGCACCGGTGATCACCGCACCGCGTACCGCCGGTGGCCACACCGCAGCGACTTCGACTTCGCTGCTGGTGGCGATGTCACTGACCGGTACGGAGTCGATGACGGTCCGCACGAACAACACGAACCGACCGGCGATGCCATCGACCGCGTGGGCGGTGTCGGCTGCGGTCCGGCCTTCGTTGATCAGCCCACGGGTCACCAGGTCGCTGGCGGTGGCCAGATCGGTGGCGGTGCGGGTCCACCCGAACGCCCGTGTGACAACGTCGGACGCTGGCGCTGAGTCAGCCAAGGCCCGCAGGACCGCGATGTTGTGTGTGACCGCGTCAGCGGCCAACGCGGTATCCGACACCAGACGCAGCGACAGACGGGGCCCACGGGCCACCACGTCAGCGGCCGACGCTGTATCAGCGGCTGTGCGTTGCCGAGACACCGGTGCTCGTGCCACCACATCGCTAGCTGGTGCGCTGTCGGTGATCGCGGTGACGTTGCCTGGGCTGGCCGTGTCGAGGGCTGGCGCCAGATCCGCCACGGTCCGTGCCCGTGCGACGGGCGCTCTCGAGACCGCATCGCTGACAGGTGCCGTGTCGGTGGCGGTCCGGGGCAAACCCACACCAGCCCGTGTGACCGCATCCGTAGCTGGTGCGGTGTCGGCCACGGTCCTGGTGAGGGCCTGGACGCCCTTGGTGACCGCGTCGCTGGCCGGTGCTGTGTCGGCCGCGACCCGGATGCCGGCCACCACGGAACGGGCCACCACATCGGATGCCAGCGCGGTGTCCGTGACCGACCGGGACACCGAGGTGATCGCACGGACCACCACGTCACTGGCTGGTGCGTTGTCGCTTAGCGTGCGGGTAAGAGACAAAACCGTCCGCGACACCACATCGCTAGCCGCTGCGGTGTCGGTGACCACCCTGGACGGGGCCAACACCCCACGAACCACCACATCACTGGCCGTCGCAGTGTCAGCAACAGCCCTGGTGCTGGTCTGGGCTGCCCGCACCACCACATCGGCCGCTGGTGCCGAGTCGGTGACCACAGCGCGGTGAGAAGCCACCACGGTGACCGCGTCAACGGCCGGTGCTGTGTCGGCCGCTGCCCGCGACACCACGACCGTGGCCCGTGTGACCGCGTCTGCTGCCCCAGCCGTGTCAACGACCGACCGTGACACCACCACCAACCCACGGGCCACCACATCGCTAGCTGAGGCGGCATCAGCCACGGTGCGAGCCCGCGCCACGGGTGCACGCGAGACCGCATCTGAGGCGGGCGCCGAATCGGCCACGGTGCGACCAGCCAGGACCTGGACCCTGGTGACCGCGTCTACCGCTGGTGCGAGGTCGGCCACCGTCCTGGTGCTGGACTGGGCACCGCGCGCCACTGAGTCGACCGCTGAGGCCGCGTCAGTGACCGACCTCGCCACCACCACCAGACCGCGCACAACACTGTCGGCCGCGCTGGCGGTATCCGCGACAACCCGTGTTGACGACCGGGCCGACCGGGCCACGGTGTCGGTAGCTGGCGCTGAGTCAGCCGCTGCCCGGCCGACCGTGATCCCCCGGCTAACCGTGTCGCTGGCCGGTGCGTTGTCGGTGGCGGTCCGTGTGGACGACACCGGGCCGCGCGCGACCACATCGGATGCCGGTGCCGAATCAGCGACCACCCGGACCGGGGCGACCACACTGCGGGTGACCGAATCAGCCGCGCTGGCCGCATCGCTGACCGACCGGGAAACGACCACCACGGAGCGGGTGACCGCATCCGACGCTGCTGCTGTGTCGCTGACCGTGCGGGCCCGCGCCACCACCGAGCGCACCACCGTGTCGCTGGCCGCTGCGGTATCGGCCACGGTGCGGGACACCGACACCACACCGCGCGCCACGGAATCGGACGCCGACGCTGTGTCGCTGACCGACCGGGACACCACAACCGACCCACGGGTAACCGTGTCGCTAGCCGGGGCCGAATCCGAGGCCCCACGGGTGAAGCTCAAGGCCCCACGAGTGACCGCGTCACTGGCTGGCGCTGTGTCGGTGACCGTCCTGCTGGTGGCCACCGTGGACCGGACAACCGCGTCACTGGCGCCGGCAGCGTCCGAGCAGGTCCGGGAAACCACCACTGCGGATGTGGCGACCGCGTCGCTAGCCGGGGCGACGTCGGAGACCGCGCGGGTGGTGATGACCGCGCTGGCCGCGACCGTGTCCGACGCCGGTGCGTTGTCGCTGACAGCAGCGATCAGGTTGACGTTGGACGCGGCAACGGCAGTCGTATCACGGGCAGTCTTATAGAACCGCGCCCGTTTGCTAGGGCCTTTCCCTGGGTGCCAGGAAGTGGATTTGAAACCCACATCAGGCGCGGCGACGATCTCCATTGCCGCGATGTTGGCGGTGACGGCAGCAGAGAACGTGCCACCCAACGTCGCGGGTGTACCGGGTGGCAGGTCGAAGGCGTTAAGCCACCCGACCATAACCACGCCGTCAGTGGCGTTGACCCAGTTGACGTCTTGAGTGGTGCTGGCATTGGCTGCCCATGTCGAGGTGGAGTTAGAACTACTGTCCGTTACCCCGAATATCCACGACCGGAGCTGGGTGGGCGTGATCGAGACAGATCCGACCGTACTGCTAACCGTGACGTTAGTGCCGCTGGCGCCGGGTTGCACTGCGTTGGCGCGGTTCACTAACAGAATGTCGGCGAACTTCCCACCGCCGGTACCCAAACCGGTATAGGTGAGCGTGACCGTGATAGCGCCGGGCGACGTGGGAAAGTAGCAACAGAATACCTGCGCTGCGCCACCATTGTTAGTAGTCACACCAGTGGCTGGCGAGGAAGCTATCCAGGTGTGCAGCCCTGAGTCACTACACGCGATGGTGACCGGTGGCGTGGCACACCAGCCTGCCGCGACCATCACTACGACAAGCTGCCCGGCCTTGGGCGTAAATGACGCCGAGGTGGCTGTGCCAGCGCTGCCGGTGACTTCAACGACGGGAGGTGAATTCGCTAGGTCAATGCTGATCGGCATAGCGAATCCGCCCCGTCGATTAGTTCATGCTCTCCAACGTGTACTGGTGGCTCGTGAGGCTGTTACCGGTCAGTGAGAACGTGGCGAACAGATCCACTGTCTGGGCGACCGTGGAATCGAAACCGGTACCCACTGCGGGTGCGCTGGCCGGAAGCAGCGCGTCATTAGCAACGCCAGCCGCAGAGCCGACCACTGATTCAGAAGTGAAGTCACCCTGACCGAGGATGGTGGCCACCGCGACACTGCCGATAGTCCGGCAAGTAAGCAGCATCGCAAGCCGCCAACCGACGTTCGTTTTCGCCGTCGTGTTGAGGCTGAACGCCCCACCATTGAAGACCACGGTGCTCGTGTTGAAACGAACATCGAGGGTCAACGTGCCGGGTGTGGTCACAATGTTGGAGATCCGGCCCCACGCACTAAGACGCAGCACCTTGCCGGGCACAAAGAAGTTCGCTGGCAAAGTGAAGCGCGCTGCTGGTGGCTCAACAGCGGCAGCAGTCGTGCCAGTGACTGCTGTGCCGTCGACCTGGGAGGAGATCAGCGTCTCGCTCCACGTTTGGAGGCTCATCCCGCAGCCCCCTTATTCGGTGACGGTCTGGGTGACCGTGACCGCGTCACCAGTAATCGACAGAGAAGCAGTGAAGTTCATCAGCGTCTCAAACTGCATAATCCCGGTGACCGGAACAACACTGTTGAACATGCCGATCTTGGCGAACACCCGTGTGGTCCCGTTGTCGGTGCTGGTGTAGGTGTACGTGACCGCCATCGTGTAGCTGGTGGCGCTGGTGGTGTGGGCGTACGTCCCAGGCTTCCGCAGCATCCCGGACCCCGCAGTGGAACCCTCAGACGCCAAGACCGTGTCCGTGGCCGATGCGGCGGCAGCGTCGGTAGTGATCGCCATGAACATCGCAGGGGCCGCACCAGGCAGCACCGAGTACACAACGGTGGAGCTAGGAGTCGAGCCCGGTGTGGAGTTCGGGCTGGCCGGGTTGTACCACTGGTCCACGGTCAACACCGAGGTGGTGTTGGACAGGATCACGCCGTAGACGGAACCGGCCGCCACGATCTGACCGATCAGTGCACTGGCCACGAACGGGGTGCCAGTAGCGGTCAGGCTGGTCGCCGAGGTGGCGGTAGCGGTGCCACCAATCCCATAAACACCACCACCGATCTCAGCGCTCTGCATGTCAGCGCCCTTGTTAACGCGCATCACGCATCGCCTCCTTCGCTACTGCCGGGACCCTCGGTCAGCTCGGACGACGGCTGGTCGCGGCGCGGAACCAGGTGCAGCTCATCGAGCCGGTGCATGAAGTCATCGGGGCCGCCGGCACGGCACCCCCAGTAATCCATCAGCGCGGCCTCCAGCTCGGGGTCCGAGCAGTGGACCCACGACGGGCGGTCAGCGTCGGAATGCGCGGGCCAAATCCCATCGCGGTGGGTGACCGTGCGGATCTGCTCCCGCAGCGTGTACACCCCGTCAGGCAGGTTGATTTCCGTGACCTGGTCGCCTTCCAGTGGTGTCCGCTCCGCCTCCCCGGACGCACCGACCACGTGATGGACGGCCTGGGAATTACCCAGGTGAATAATGGGCATGGTGAATCGACTCCTCTATCAGTAACGGGAACCGGGGCCTGGAATGGTCAGGCGTAGGCGTAATTGATTCCGGGATTGTTATTGCGGATGCCGTGGCGCAGCATCGCTTGCTGGACTTCCTTCACCAGGTCACCGGTGGACCACACGCTGCCGTTGACGTTGAGGTGGATATTCACTCCACCAACGGCACCGGCAGCACCAGCACCACCGAGGGCGAACATCGCGCCGGCACCACCGGAGCCGACTGCCAGGCCACCCACCGTCGTGCCCTGCGCTGCCTTGGTGACGTCCTGGGCCAGCTTGGTTGCCGCACCGGTGGCCACCTTGGTGGTCGCGGCGATGCCCTCGGCGAGACCGGGTGCGATCCACGCACCGACCTCAGTGGCAAACAGCTTCGACGGTGAGGAGATCCCCAGCGCGCCCTTGGCCGTGGCGAGCAGTGAGCTGGCCAGGTTGGACACCTGACCGCTAAGCCAGCTCCACCCGGACGCGATGCCGTTCCACAAACCCACCACGATGTTGTACCCAGCACTGACCAACCAGCTAGCCGAGTTGCTGAATATGTTGCCGATCCAGCCGGGCATACCGCCAACCCAACCCCAGAATGCGTTCCACCGTTCGACTACACCATTCCACAAGCCTTGGATGATGTTCCCGCCGATGTTCATCATCACTTGGGAGGGGGACGACATCGCGAAACCGGACATGAATCCGCTGATGAAGTTGCTGATGAAGTTCTTGACACCGTCATAAACGGTGCCCACGAACCCAGTAAAGCCGTTCCACAACCCCTTGAGGATGTTGGCTCCTGCGTCATAGAGCCAGCTCGGTGCGGCCACAAAGAAGTCGATGACGTGACCGGGCAGTGCTTTCAGGAAATCCCAAACGGCTTGAGCGCCGTCTTCGGCTCCGTGCAGCATCCCGACTAGAGCGTCCTTGCCTTTCTGCACAAGCCAGCTTTCGGCGTTGCCGACCCAACGGACGGCGTTACCTGGAAGGGCCATAAAGAACGAGCCAACGGCTTTGCCTCCGTCTTCGATGCCGTGCAGCATCCCAGTGAGGAGGTCTTTGCCTTTCTGCGCCAGAAGATGCCCCAGGTCCCCAATTTTCTGTGGTAGTGACGTGACGAAATCGACCACAGCGCGGGTCGCCTTACCGAGACCTTGACCCAACTCGAACGCCATCTGGGCCGGTGATTGGGTGAAGAACTTGAGAACCGCATCGAACCCGCGTTTGACGGACGCACCCATGTCGAGGAAGAACCGGTCGAAGCCCTTCACCGAGTCGGCCAGTTTAGCTGCCGGGTTGGTGAACCCACCAACGAACGAGTCCCACGCCCCTTCGATGGCATGGATCGGTGCCATGATCAGGTTCTTGGCGCCCTCGAATACCGCGACAACGTCTTTCCAGAGGCCCTTAAAGAAGTCAGCGACCCCTTGCCAGTGCTGGATTACCTCATAAACGATGAACCCCAGCGCGGCGACGACACCGATCACGATCCACAGCGGTGCCTCGATGCCGATCAGCGCCAGGTTGGTCGCCATCAGCGCGCTGAACCATGTCCACGTGGCCACGGTGGCAGCCACCAGGCCGACGACCAGAACACCACCGATGATGAACGCCAAGGTGGTGGCCGCTGCTTGGTGGTTGGCCAGCCAGGTGGCGCCAGTCGCCAACATCCCCACCAGCGGGGTCAGGACCGGCAATAGCTTCTCGCCGATGCTGATAGCCAGCGCACCGAGCCCGTCCTTGGCTGCTGCCAGTTTGAAGTTGAACTCCTGCTGGATCTCAGCGAACCCCTTGACGTTGCCACTCGCGTCAGCGGTCGCCCCAGACACCACCTTGATGGCGTTGGCGGTGGTGGTGGCGTTCTCCCCACCGATCATCAACGCCACGTTCATGCCGGTGGCGTCACCCATGGCCCTTTGCATGGCCTGGGAATACGTTTGATAGACGTCAGCACCGGACTTCGCTTCGGTACCGATACCGTGCATTGTTCCGGCAAGCGCGGCGAAGCTAGTCACCTGCTTGGCGTTAATAACATCCATGCCTTTGGCTGAGGCAGTGAAGTCCTTCATCGACATGGACCCGTCAAGCACTTTCGCACCCAGGTCCTGGACCGCCGGTGACATTCCTTTCAGTGCGTTAGTCAGGTTCAGGACGACCATTCCGTCAGGACCCATTTGTGACGTGATCCGGTTAGAGATCTCGTTGATTGTCCCGGAAAGGCCCTGTTCGCCCAGCGACTTCGACACCTCGGTGGCGTTCATACCGAGTGAAGCCAGTTCCTTGGCCTGCACCTGGGTCGGTGCCGCCATGTGCCGGATAGCGTCCGCGAGGTTCTGTGTGGCCTGCTGGGCGGACATGCCGTGCACCGTCATGCTCGCCAAGTCACCAAGAATGTCGTCAAGCGACACGTGGTTCGCTGAGGCAACCGGCAGGATGGCTGACATGGAACTGGCTAGTTCCTCGAACGTCATCTTGCCTTGGCTTGTCGCCGCGACCAGCTTGCTGGTGACCGTGGCAGCCTGATCCGCCGGCACTTTGTAGTCGACCATCGCGCTGGTCAGGGCATCCGACACGGTGGTCAGGTCAGCGTTTTCGGCCTTAGCGCCCTGGGCGGCAGCCTGGAGCACTTTGAGCCCGGCCGCGCCGTGCTGGCCACCGGACTCCACTTTGTACATCGCAGCGGCCAGCTCATCGGAGCTGTAACCAACCGACCCCGCCATGGCCAGGATGCCGTCACGAACCATTTGCAGGTTCGATTGGGTCTCACCAGCGGACGTGACTAGCCGCGTGGTGGCCATGTTGAAGTCACCGGCCATCTTGGCGAACTCGATGCCCGCACCGGCCGCGACGACACCAGCGCCCATCAGGGCCGCGTTGCTGACGCCCAGTGCCCCCGCCAGACCGGAGCTCTTAGCGGCCTGGGCGTCCATGGCAGCGGACATCTCAGCGGTGCTGGCGGTGGCCTTGGCTTCCGCTGCGGCCATGCCCTCGGCCAGGGTGGCTGTCTCGGCGCGCATCGCGGCGATGTCGCGTTCCCACGCCACTGCCATCTCGTCACCGGCGGTGGTCACCATGCGGGTGGACTCGGCGACCTTCGCGACCGACGCCTCAATTTCCTTCATCGCGGTCGCGACCTGGACCGCCATGGCGTCCCCAGCGGCACCGGACTCCACGAACCCGGCGTTAACCTGCTGGTTGTCCAACCGCATCAGGATGTAAAGCTCATCGAGTTGCATGACCCGGCAAGCCCCCATCCATTAGCCCAGCGAGAACACAGCCTTGAAAATCGTGTAAATAGAGATGCTGGACACCATGTGGAAAGCAGGTCCCAGGAATGGGTATTTGCTGCCGCCGCGTAATCCGGTTTCCAAATACTTCCCGTAGGTGCTGGACTGGGTCCGGTGGTTGTACGGCGAGAACAACCCATCGGCGGCCCCGACGCGGGTCTCCCACCCGCCCAGGCCCATCACAGCAGGGGTGTGGGTGATTGACCTGACCAAGGTCCCGGAGATCCGGGCCGGACCGGACCCACGTGACGCTGGTGTCTTGGTGCCACGCCGGTGTTGACCGCTACTGGCGTTGATCTTCGCTTGCTTCTCCACGGCCAACGCGACCGCAGTCAACGCCGATCGGGACTTCACTTCGCTGACCGCTGCGATCCGCGTCAACATGGCCGGCAAGACACCAGGCAACAGCTCAGCCATGACTGTTTCTCCGGCGTTGGTCTTCGGCGGCGTCGCGTTCTGCTTGTGCCCGGATCTCCAGGAAGTCCCACACGTACCGGCGCACGTAAATCGGGCACGCCCGGAGTTCCGGCCACGACCACCTCATTTGGCGCATCAACTCGAAGTCGACTAGCTCGCCAGGGACTGCACCTGCGCCTCCCCATGTTCCGTCGTAGATGGACTCGGCAACGAGGATGACGTCTTCGTAATAGGGCTCGCCGAGTCCGAGGGAGGGTTTACCGCTCTGGCCATTTCATCCGACAACCGGTTGATGATCTCAACGGGTAGGCACGCCACCCGTGCCGGTGTCGGGGGTGACTCCAGTCGCCGCATCGGTAGCGGTGAACCGGTCTCGGGGTCGACTTCCAGAGAGTTGGCGTCATACACACGCCACCCGATGATTGTCTTCGCCAGGACCTCGAACATGGCCTGCTGTGCCTGCTCTGGGTCTTTCGGTTTGCCGTCAGAGTCCAGCGGGATGTCCCGTGGTGCCAATTCACCTGGGCTCATCATTTTGAAGTTGCGGACCGAAATCCAGATCGGATCGTTCACTGGGTCTTCGCTGAGGTCAGAGAAGTCCATATGCACGACGGTGTTGGCGTAACCCATCAGGGATCACCCCTTGCGCTCGAAAGGGACGACCCAGCTCAGTAGCTGGCCGTTTGGAAGTTCTTCAACACTGCGCTAACCGAACCGGCGTCAGTGGCGTTGTAAATACCAGCCAGGCTGAATGCCGCCTGGACGTATGCGGAGCCGATGTCGCGTTTTCCTTTGAACCACCCTGATTGGGAAAGGTTCAATGCCAGTGACGCTCCACCGAACACCGCTGGTTGCAGCAGCGTCGCGGTAGTCGGGGTCTGGGTGTAGTTGGTGTAAAGGTTCAGGTCCGTCAGGTTCTCGAAGATCGCCTTATACGTGCCGTCGACATCCAGAGCGCCCTGGAAGATCTCCCGTGGTGCCTGCAACCCGTTGCTGGAGTGGATCGCCTCCACCGCGCGTTTGATGCTCAGATCCAGGGACAGGCCACGGGTGGAAGCACCACCGGCGTTGGTCATCACCCACTGCCAACCCAGCACCGGCGGCAGCGCGGTGTAGGTCGGTGTCGGGGTGGACTGCGCTACCCCTGGCAGCGCCTTGAGTTTGGTGGTCAGGCTGACCGAGCCCTTGGGGTCGATCTTGACTCCCACATCGGAGAAAGCCGCACCGACATACCCCAGCGTCGGGGTGCCACTGGAGGTGTCGTACACCGTCAGGGAGTACGTGGCTTTGGCCGCTGACGGTGACTGCTTGAAAGTGTGGGTGGTTTGGGACACGAGAGGTTCGGTCGCGAGGTGGGCTTTGGTCAAACCGATGGCCTGACCGACCACGGTGGTGACCGTCAAGTTGAACGGGCCGGACCCGGTCACTGCGGTGACGTAGGCGTACTCCTGGGTGGCGCCTGTGCCGATGCTGATGTACGACAGCGCCGGGATGGTGGCCGTGGACGGCAGGGTGGTGGCACCGATCGCTGACCCGCCGGTGGCCACGGTGGTGGACACCCCAGCAGCCACGGTGTCGGGGCCGATGGAGCCGCGTAGGAAGTGGCCGACAACATCGGGGTAGGCCATGAGGTCAATCGACCAGTCGGCCTCCACAGGGCCCTGATACATGCCCTGCAACACCGAGTCGTTCGCGCGGATCGACTCGTCTTTGATCTCGGTGTACATGTCCTCGTAGTCGGCCTTGGTGAACGGCACGAACACGGTGGGCGCCAGGTAGGTGCCGATCACGGATTCCTTGGCGATACCCAGGTGCGCGAGGCGTGAAAGAGCGGTCATCGGTTACGCCTCCTCGGCGTGCTGCTGGGTGGTGTCGCGGACGGGGATGGAGTCGACTGCGACTGGCACCGGGGACGGCTGCGCGTCGAGCTGCGGTGCGTCGTCGCTGGCGGGTGCCTCGCCACAGTCACCGGTGGGCGCTGTCTCGGCGTCCGGCTGCGCGTCGGTGTCGTCGGCCTGGTCCAGCTCCTCAACCGGGGTGAACCCGGCCAGGCGCTCCTCGTGGTCGAAGTCCTCACCGGGGTGGATCTGGCGACCAAGGCCGAGCGTGGGCAGTTCGATGGGGTATCCGCTGGTGTTTCGTTGGAGCACGGCGATTCGCCTTCCGGGAGCGCGCGGGAGCACCCGGCGGCACCGGGTGGGAAATGGGGGGTGGAGCGAGCTAGCCAGTGAAGTCTTGATCATCAGCGGAGTACATGATCTCCGCGCGGAACTCCGCTCCCGGCGGCAACGTGGACGCCGGGTCATCGAAATGGACCGTCACACCGGAGTGGTCGCCCTCAGCGACCGACAGGAACCGGCCACCATGGGTCTTGTCACCGATGAACCCACCAATGCGGGTAATGACCAGATCGATCGCCGCATCGAAACCACGCTGATCGGCCTCAGCGTTACCGGACCCCGACGTCAGCGGCCAGACCAGCTTGAGCACCAGGTGGTGGGTGGCCATGCGCCGCTGGTTAGCGAACCGCTTCTCCTCGATCGTCCTGCGCAGCACATACAACTGACCGGCGTTGCGTTTACCGGGGGTCCGGGGCCAGTAAGCCTGGATCAACCCGAAGGGGCCACCGGCGGTGGCGGGCAACGTCGGCAGGCCATCATCGGCCGTCGACAGCCACGCCGCTTCCCGGTCACATGCGTCAGCGGTGTTCACCGATCACCCCCTGGGTACGGCGACGGCCCGACCCCCGGAGTAGGGGAGGATCGGGCCGTCGCTCGATAGGTCAGTCCTGGTTGTGGCCGGTGTCGTCGTCAGCGCCCGGTTCATCACCCTGGGGGCCGTCGATACCCGCGACGTGCGCGTGCCCGGCGTGGACGGGGTACCCCTCGGGGTCCTTGTCGCCACCGTCACCGATCAGGCCCTCAGCGGTGGCACGGCGGGCCAGCTCCAGCTCCGTCTCCTGGTCATGCCCGGCGTGGACAGCCACCTGGTGCTCGTGACCGACCGCCCCAGGGTTGGGGTGGGCGTCGTTGTCTTCGCTGGCCATCGGTTCCTCCTCGTTACTGCCTACGATCATCGGATGACACGGACCTACTGGCACATGTCTTTCGTCGACATCGACCACCCTGACGGGCCTCAGTGGCTCGGTGGGCTCAACACCGAAGCCGACACCTTCGCGGAGGCCATGACGTGGGCCTACGTGTCAGGGCTCAACCCCGGTGGGGAGGTCCAGTTCGTTGGTGTCCGTGCGACCGGCCTGGACCCCCACTACGTGGACAGGTTGATCACCGATCGTGATGAGTGGCGTGACCAGCCGATGCCGGAGAACCCCCAGCCGTTGGATCACACCCCGGAGACCATCGGGGACCTCACCGTGACCGCCTCCGTCGCTTCCACACCCGGTGAGCCCGCGCCCGGCGGCGCAACACCGGACGGTGACGGTGATGGCGAATCCCCTTGTGCAGGAACCCCTTGAGGTGACGCCGGGTGTGCGCGGAGATCAGCCCGCGACGCCCACCGGTGCGGGACTTCGGGTGCGCGGGACGGTGCAGTGACGCTTGCTTGTGCGCCCCGGTCTTGGTCCCGTGGTGAGTGGTCCGTGCCCGTTTCGCCCCCGGTGTGTGGTTGACGGGATGCAGCGGGGTTGTGCGGCCGTGGCGGGCCAGCAAGCTAGCGGAGATCTTCGCCCGTGACGCAGCGGACAGCGGGTGGCCCTTGTGGGTTTTGCCTTTCAGCGCGGCACTGATCTTCGCCTTCGTCGCTGCTGACATCGCGTGCCCGGCGTGGTGTTTCCCCTTCAACGCTGCCGAGATCTTCGCGCGGGTCGCCGAGGACATCGCGTGGCCCTTATGGCCTGCGGTGTGGCGCCCCTTGAGCGCCGCTGAGATCTTCGCCCTGGTCGCCGCTGACATCGGGTGACCTTTGTGGGTGCCTTTGTGCCCAGGGTGCTTCTTGCCTTTGAGCTTGGCGGAGATCTTCGCTTTCGTCGCCGCGCTGAGCTCGTGCCCCTTACGTTTGGTCACACCAGACCCCCCTGGTGGGATGCTCACGCCATGAGCGCGCTATCACTCACCGTCGACCTATCCCTCATCGGTGCCGACACTCCGGTGCCCCTGGTGACCGGTGGGACCGTCCGGTACACCAACCTCGATTACGCAGCCAGCGCACCATGCCTGCGGGTGGTAAAAACCGCTGTGGACGCGCTACTGCCCTGGTACTCCAGCGTCCACCGTGGCGCGGGATGGAAATCGCAGGTCACGACCGAGGCGTATGAGGGTGCGCGGGTGTCGGTGTCACGGTTCGTCAACGCCCGCCCAGATGACTGTGTGCTGTTCGTCCGCAACACCACCGACGCGATCAACCTGCTGGCGTCAGCGGTCCCAGCGGGCACCGCCGTGGTGGTGTTCGCGTCGGAGCACCACGCCAACCTGCTGCCCTGGTACCGGGGTGAGGTGGTGGTTCTGCCGATACCCCGCACCCCCGGTGAGGTACTGGAGGCGCTGGAGGAAGCACTGCGGGCCCAACAGGTAGGTCTGGTCACCGTGACTGGCGCCAGCAACGTCACCGGCGAGATCTGGCCCTATGTGGCGATGGGGGAGCTGGCCCACCGCTACGGCGCGCGTCTCGCTCTCGACGCCGCACAGCTCGCCCCGCACCACCGGATCGACATGGTCACCGACTACGTCGACTACGTGGCGCTGTCCGGGCACAAGCTCTACGCACCGTTCGGGTGCGGTGCGCTGATCGGCCCGTGTGACTGGCTGGCCACCGGCACCCCCTATCTCGCCGGGGGTGGCGCCGTGGAGTTCGTGCGCGTCGGTGACGTCCAGTGGGCCGCGCTCCCGGACCGTCAGGAAGCCGGATCACCCAACGTGGTCGGTGCGGTCGCGTTGGGCGTCGCTTGTGACACGCTGCGGGGCGCCGGCATGGACCGGATCGCGCTCGCCGAGGCGGAAATCCTCGAGAAAGCACTCGCCGGGCTCGGTGATGTTGATGGTGTGACGCTGCCCCGGATGTGGCCAGCGGGGTATCCGCGTATCGCGGTAGTGCCGTTCACCTCAGAACGCATCGGGTACGCCAAGCTGGCTACCGTCTTGTCAGCGGAATGGGGCATCGCCACCAGGCACGGGTGCTTCTGCGCTCACCCCTTGGTCACAGAGCTGATGGGGGTCACCCCCGACCAGGCCGCGTACATAGCCGCCACACGCCGCGCCGGCATCGAAACCCAGATACCGGGGATGGTGAGGATGTCGGCCGGGTTGGGCACCACCGTCGATGACGTCCTGCTGCTGGTGACCGCCCTGGACATGATCACCACCGATGGGCCGACGTGGACCTACCGCACCACCATCGATGGCGCCCACTGCCGACCGGACCCCGACGTGCGCTCGTGGCCGGTGCTGCCGTTTCAGCTCGGTCGGTGACCTACCGCCGGACGTACGGCGCCAACATCTCCATCGCCTCAGCCCGCAACGCATCCGGATCGTGGCCGGACCGGCCATCCACCGGATCGAGTTGCTTGACCGCGATCGAAGCGGCCATGAACCGGCCAGCCTCCACCAGATCCGCTGGGATGGTGCCGTACCCACCGGAGTAGGCGATGGCGATGGTGGTGCCCTGGGGCACGAACGTCCCAAGCTGGAAACGCAGGTGCCCGGTGTCCGGCTCGAACTGCATCGTGGACGTCTGGACGGCCTGCTGACCAGCGAACGACCGGTAAAGGTTGATCGACTGGATCGCGCCGGTCCACAACTCGGGGTACCGGGGTGGGTACTCCCGGACCCAGAAGTGCCGCACCAGCAGCGTGGACCCCAGTGACGCCGCACGGGACGCACCGAGCTGGGCGGTGGGGTCCAACGGCACGTAGGCGTCGATCGCGTCCTCAACGTCGACGGACTCCGCGCGCATCGTCTCCAGTAGCCCGGTGAATGGCACCAGCCGCCGGTCACACGCCGACTCACACGACCTGGTGGCCGTCAGCATCAGGTTGGTCAGTGCTTGGGCGGTGAACCCCTGAACCAGGTTGGCGAACGGGCCCTCAGTGAGCTGGGCTGCGGTGGCCAGGGGGATCGGTTGGTCAAGGCTCATACGTCACCCCCTGGACGCCGCGCGGTTACTTCCCGGCCTTGGTGCTGGTGGGGTTGGTGGTGGTGTCACCCGGAATCACGGCACCAGTGGTGGCCTTGACTGGGGTGGCCGCCGGACCGGCGTCGGCCTTCGCGGCGTTCCCTGTCCCGGTCTCTGAGACCTCCCGGCCGACACGATCAGCCTTGGCCTCATCGGACGGGCGGGCACCTGCCGGGCGCTTCGCCTCGGTGAACTCCCCATCACCACGGTCCAGGAGCTCCCGGGCCATGTCCTCATCCTTGACTTCCTGCACGTCTCCGTCTTTGGTCCACTCCACACCGGGAGCGGAACCGGCGGTGCGCTTCTTCAACCAAACCGACATGGTGTGATCTCTCTTTCCGTTTAGCTGTAGCTGACGGTCACAGCAGCGGAACCAGCAGCGCCTACGGCTGTTATCCCGTTCGCTGCTGGCATTTGGACATCGAAGGTCTGACCGGAGGTGACACCACTAGCCGGGATAATGGCCAGGACAGTGCCAGAACCGGTTGATGCGTTGTCGTAGAACGTCAGGGCACCGGTCGGTACTGCACCGGTGACGGTCACACGCCCCAAACGCCCAGGCCCGTTCTTGATAACGGTCGTGCCGACACCAGCGGCGACGACACCGGAGCTGGATGCCGACACGGGGAACCCACCGGCATCAACGAGGGTCACAGCAGGTGCACCCATGGCGAATCCTTATCTGCTAGTCGGCGGAATACACCAAGACGTCAACGATCTGCTGGGAGCCAGTGAATTGGGCGGCCCACACCGTTTCACCGGGTTGCAATGTGGCGGTGACTTGCGGGTTGGGGGTGATCGTTGAATCCACTGAGGAGTCATTTGACAGCAGGAACCCGTGGTTCATGCCCACATCAGGGCCCCCGACGAACACACCGTTGCCGCTGGTCGTGGTCGGCCGCAACCGCACCAGCATCGTGTACTTGCCGGTGGTGTCCAGTCCGGCGGTCAACTCCACGGCCTTGTGATTACTGGGGATGATCACTGAACGGGCAGCGAACACAAGGAACCTCGTCTCCGGTGAGATGGACCCAAGGGGCGCAGCCGAGCGCGGTAGGCCACGCCCCCTGGGAGACAACGGGGTGGAACTACAGGCTGGCGATCACACGGGACAACCGGCCGACGTACTTGGGTGCACGAACCGCGAGGCACGTGTCCGTCAAGACGGCGAACGGCAGGGTGTCCGGGGCGGTCACCGTGGGCGACAGCGGAATGATCTGCATGTCGCGGGTGTAGGGGCGAACAAGGAAGTTCGGGTCCCGTGGCACCAGGTAGACGTCCTCATGGACCCCAGTGCGCGGCAGCGCGCCGACGTTGGTGCCCTGGTAGGCAGCCGGGCCGGTGTTGCCTGAACCGTTGGTGAGCAGGTTGGTGCCAGTGTCGGTGATGGTGGTGACAGCGGCACCGGTGGTGTCGAACGCATCCACAACACCGAGCAGGGTCTCCGCGCCGGTGGAGGTGGAGCGGTAGATCTTGTACAGGATCGGGGCCGCACCATCAGGCATGTTCGCCGGTGCAGCCACGGTCAGGGTCACGGTGGAGGTGGAACCGGTGGTCGCCTGGGACACCTCAACGCTGGCCTGGATCTCACCGAACCGGGCGATCACTGCCGCCACTTTGTAGGAGTACGTGGCAGCGGCCAACGTCCCACCGGTGGTCGCGGTGCCTGTGGTGACGGTGCCCTGCTGGTTCGCGCGCGGAGACAGGAACGACGTCTTCACGATCGGCACGTCACGGTAGGTCGGCACGTTCAGGCCGGCACCGATGGTGGTGGTGGGTGCCTCGAAACGCTGCTGTGCCATCAGGACCTGCGACACCGACGACGCCATACGCGGCGACATCAGGAACATGTGGGATGACCCCACCGGCATCGCGGCGTTGGTTTCCACAATGTCCATCAACTGGTCCAGGTACCGCAGCACGAAAGTGCCACCGGCCTGGTCAATGGAGTTGACGAACGCATTGGAACCGGAACCGGCGACCCAGTTGGACACCAGGTAGTCCAGGCCGGAGCAGATCGGGTACTGACCGGCGACGGTGGCACCGTCGTGACCCCAGATCAGGGTGTTCTCCAGCGTCCACATCATGCTGGTGACAGTTCCGTCAAGTTCCATCTGACGGAGGTCACCGACAAGGTCACGGGTCACGGTCTGGGCGAACCCGGTCACCGAACCCACGGCCTGGAACAGGCGAATGTTGAACACTGCCTGCTCGTAAACGCTGTTACCGATCGGCCTAGCACCACCGTCAACGACACCACCGGAATCGGGACGCGCGACACGACGGTTGAAGAAGTACTGGGTGCTGTTCCATTGCTTGGTTGGGATAGCGGCCAGCAATGGCGCGTACCGACGCTGGTACTCAAGGAGCACCGGGTCAATAGACTTTGGGATAAAGGGGGTCACTGACCCTGCGGTGGTCAGTGCCTCCTGGAGTTCACTAGGCATTGTGGCTCTTTCTTGGCATGAAAAAACCCGCCACACTCACAGCATGGCGGGACGGGTGATGGGTGGTGCCTAGCGGTCAGCCCGTGGCGGTGACCCCAGTAGCTGCCGGGGCGATGCCGGTGCCGGCGTGCGGCACTGGGGTCTTAGCGAAGTCACCCAACAGGATGTTGGCGCGGTCCTCGAACGCTGCGGCAGGCGTCGGGTCCACCTGGTCGTTCTCGTGGACACGGAAGCCCTGACGCGACGGGCGAATCCCGAGGCGTTGCAGTTCCTCCCGCACAGCGGTCATGATGCGACCCTCAGTCTCCTGCACTGACGTGGTCAGCTCGGTGCGCAGCCCTGCGGTGGCCTCAGCGATTGCAGCGGCAGCGGTTTCCTTCAACGCCTGCCCAGCGTCCACCTTCGGTGCAGCCTCGGTGGCGGGGGGAGCGGTCTCGGTCGCTGGTGCGGTGACTGGGGCCGGTGCGACAGCGGCGGCGGGCGCCGGGGCCGGTGGGGTGTTCGCCTTCAACGCGGCAGCGAAAGCCGCGCCGATGGTCTCACCGATCGCCGAAACGTCAGCGTCGGTCAGGGTGCGGGTCGGGGCTGCCGTGGTTTCGGCCGCCTGGGTTGGCTCGCTCACGGCGGGCTCCTTCTCGGTGTTGGTGCTGCCCTCGACCGGGTGGGCGGGGGACGTTTCAGTGGTGGGCGCCGGTGCTAGTGGTGCGACCGGGTCAGCGGGTGGCGCCTGCGCTTCGGTGACTGGCGCCGCGCGCGTCAGGTTGTCTTGGACCGCCTCGGCCAGCTCCTGACCGGTGGTCACAGTGCCCGACGCCTGGATGTGGACGGCCTCCGTCGCTGGCGTCTCACCGTCCGGTGTGGCCTCCCCGGTGCCGACGTCAATGTCACCGTCCATATCGGGGTCCAGTGCCTGCAACGCATCACACGCCGCTGTCATCGCGGCACTAGCGACGGACCGCAAATCAGAGGGGTCAACCGAGTACGCGCGCACCGTCAACGAAATGGGCCCGTTATAGGCGTCCACACAGAACCCGGCCTGACCATCGGGACCATCAGGGTAGTACTCCCGCAATTCACCCCACCGGGTTGTTTCGGTTTCCTTCGCCACATCCGCTCCGATCTTTTTCATGGCCGCTTTGATCTTTGCTTTGATGCGGGCCAGTTGCTTAGGGGTGTACTGCTTGGCGTTATCGGCCTGGTTAACATAGCTCCACGCGGCACGGATATGAGCTTTAGTGTCCAGCGGGTACCGTTTCTTGCCGTCCTTCTGATAACCAGGATCGGCGTATTGGACATCCCCATACGGTTTCTTGGGGTCTTTGGCCTCAATAATCGCCTCACCGATCTCATTAACCGCCGGTGTAACCGTGGCATCCACCGTCTCCTGGATCGGGGTCCGCACAGCGACCGATTCCTGAGCACCAGCAGGGGCAAGGTCCAGCACCGCACCGGTCACGCCGGGGGTGTGGGTGAAGTCGATCGCGTCGATGTCCAGGTCATCGGCTGTCTCCACGCGCTGGCCGTCGTAGTCGACTGTCGTCACCGGACCGAGCCAGTACCCGTGGATGCTGGTCGACCGCAAGGCCGGTTTGTTCGGGGTGGCCAACGCGGCGATGTCACGCCCGGCGTTGGTGTCATACAGGTCGGCTTTGTACTTCGCTGCCCCACCCTCACCGAGGCGCACGTCAGCGATCCGTCCCACGATCAGCTTGGAGTCATCACCGGCACCGTGGTGGGTGCGCATCACGATCGGCAGCCCGTCAGGGTCAGCGATGCGCGCTTGCATGCGCTTGACGGTCTTCTCGATCAGCTCCGGGGTGTACAGGCGACGGTTCAGGGACACACCGGGCACCAGCATCGTGCCGTTGATCGTCGCGATCGTGCCGTCAGCCACGGTGGTCTCCTCTTTGGGTTACGGATCAGTAGCCGTCCGGCGGTGTGTCTTGACGGATGGGGGCGTTACGTTGGTTCGGCGCCCAGCCCGGACCCCGCTGGGCGCTTACCACCACGGTCAGTCGGACCCACGACGCGACCCACGGGTCTACGGTTGGCACTGTCTGGTCCCGACCCGGCTGGCTGCACGTCGAATTACTCGAACGCCGCCACAGAGGGGACCACCATGACGTTGATCAGCAACCTTCGCCGCAGGATCGTTTTCGTTGAGACCGACCGCGTGGGGGGATGGCCATCGATCCGTTTGGTGATCTACACACGCGCTAAGAACCACCCGGTTACCGGTGCCGCGCCGCCTTCACCGCAGAAGCCCGCGCCGGTATCCGGGTAGCCGAGGGGCGTTTGCTGGCCGACACCAGGTTGCTGATGGCGGTGCGGATGTCCGGTTGTTTCAGGGCTTGGATCAGCAGCTCATCGAAGATCTCAGCGACCACATCGGTGATGACCTCGGCCAGCGCATCGGTCTCGTCCTGGTCGCGTTCAGCGGCCCGGCGGGCCATCATGCGCTCCCGCATCGTGCCCACGAGACCCCCTAGCTGGCCAGGTATTGGGTCAGTAACCCCGTCAGGCCCTGCATGGGGTTGGTGGCCTGGAGGTTGCACCGACAGTAGGGGTGCAGCGGTGGCACCGGCGCCGACGTCCGATCCCACGGGCTCCCCGACTCGGCGTTCATGCACAACTGGCACACGTTGGTGCCACCAGCGGTCACGTAATCGACCTGGGTCACACCCTCACGCCCATACAGTGCCAGCGCGCCACGGCTGAACGACTGGCCCATCGCCAAATCCAGGATGGTCTCCACCGATCGGATGTCGTCACCACCGATGACGTCCATGGCAGCGGTCAGCATCTCGTCGTAGCTGGCTTTGTCAGCGGCCAGCGTCGACAACCGGCCACCCAGGTCTGTGGCGGTACCGGACACCATGCGGTCCACCCACCCACTGCCCTGACCCCAGTAGTTACCCAGATCCCCGAGGGCCTGGTGGGCGTCAGCGAACGCAAGGTCGAATGATGTCCCGGCCACACCGAGCTGATCCGCGCCAGCGACGATCGCCCCGGCGGTGCCCTCCGCTTGCGCGTCGCGGAGCGCGTCAGCGACGGCCATCACGATCGTTTCCCGGTCGGCCGGCAGCGCATCAGGTCCAGCGATAGCCGACGCCACGGATTGGGCGATGCTGTTGGCGACCATGCGCCGGTGGTCGGTGTTGTCGATGTCCACGGCCTCTGTGACACCGAGGGATTGCCGGTACCGGTCGATGGCTGCGTTGACGTTGAGCATGTGCGCGGCGCGGCGCCACGCTGCCAGCACCACCGGCAGGTGCTTGGCTACCAGGGCCTCCCGGCGGGCGTACACCGCAGCCCACGTGCCTTCCAGCTTGCCGAGCTGCATGGTGGCCTCAAGGATGCCCGGCCGGTCGGCGTGGGTGATGGCCATCTCCACAGCGGCCACACACCCAGCGCGGACCCGGTCGGTCATCGGTCCCCCGGATGCGGCCCACCCCTGGGCGTAGGCGGTGCGGGCGTAGGGGGCGATCGCCTCATCACCCGGTGGGGGCACCAGGGAGATCTCCGCCCACCGCCCGGCCAACGCCACCACTAGACGGTTGAACACGATCGGCCCGGTGTAGGTCAAATCCCCAGCGGCCAGCCCGTACCCGGCGGTGATGTGGGGCAGGAACGGCTGGTGCTGTTGGGGGAAGTCCGCGCCGAGTAGCGCCCGGCTGGTGTCGGCCAGTGCCTTGTGGAGGGGGTAGAGCTCGGTGCTGTCCCCTACCAGGTGCACAGCGCACGTTTCGCGGTCACCGTCTGGGCCGCCATCGGGGTTGAACGTGGCGTGGCCCATGACCCGCGCCTCGATGGCGCCGGCACCGTCGACAGCGTTGGAGATGTGGGTGATGAACCGTTCCTGTTTGGCGTCGTCCCACCCGGTCAAGTCATCACCCAGATAGACCAGCGTCAGGTGTATTTCCGAGGCCGGTTCCGCGTTCTTACTGTCAACGACCAGCGCGGCCGGGTCCTCGGGGAGTAGCGCGATCATTCCGCCGTTCACTGCTGGTTCCTTTCGGTTTGGTCGCCTTGACCGGCGCTGGGATCAGGAACCGTTGTGTGGATGGTGAGGGCCACCCGACGCGCTGGCAGAAGTCATCGGCGAGGCGTTCAGCTTTGAGGCTGGACACGGGCCAGGGGATGAACAGCTCACCGCCCACGGTGGTGAACAACCACCCACCCTGGGAGCGGTCACCGGCGGTCACGGGGCCGCAACACGATGATCAGCACCACACCGAGCGCCAGCAGACCCAACGCCACCACCATTGACGGTTTGTTGATCCACTGCATCATCGTTTCGATCCACGCGGGCGAGGGATTGCCATGGCTAGCAGGGTCCACGTCAGCCACCCCAGTCCGATCGTTGAGAACACCAGCAGGGACCACGCCAGGCAGAACGCCTCCGTCACCATCCGGTTCCCCCAGGCATAGGCACACCGCGACGACGGTGCCGATCACGAACACCCACAGCGGCCAGTCGGTCAACGCCGGGAGCACGACGGTGAAGCTACCGGGTGGCTTGCCACCACAGGGCCGCTGCCAGTCCGGCGACCAGTCCCACCCACAGCACAACCCACCCGGCCACGGCCAGGCAGCTTAGGTGGGGTGTGGCGCGGCTGGACCCGGTGCACCGGACCGCGCCACACCCCTATTCATTGGGTGGGATCTAGGGGGGAATTACCCGATGCGCTTCTGGATCAACTGTGTGACGTCCTGGGCCCTGGTGGGGTGGCCTTGCTCGTTCATGAATCCGCCTCCCGTTCATGATCGAAACGTGTCAGGTACCAGTCCCGGAACGCTGGGCTCGGTGACTCATCCGGCCACGGGCTCGCCGGCACCTCCCGCACCGGGGTGATCACCAGCGGTGCCACACCACACGACCGTGTCCCCACCATCACTTGCCCTCATCTCCTGCTCAATCAGCGCTTGCTTGAGGTAGCACGCCAAGTCCAACGCCTCCTCGTAGGCATCCCTCAGCGGGTTGCGTCCGTTGAACGGCTGGAGTGGGGTGCCGTACCGCTCGACACCCACCCCCTCCCGGACCACCAGGTCGGCACGTACCGCAGCCTGGACACTGGGCACACCAGGGTGGTGGACTGGCATGGCCTGGTCAACGTGCCTGGTCATCGCCCACCGTCCCCATCGCGTGGTCCATCACGTGCTCAGTGACCGCACGCCCAGCAGCCTCGTAGTCCCGGACGATCGCCGCACGGATGTCACCGTGCTCAGCGTCGACCGCGACCACCGGTGACGGGGCCTTCCACGTCCACAAGCACCCCGGCACCGGGCATCCCGGTTCCTCGATCATGCGTCGATCAACTCCCGCTCTGGCAGGTCCCGCAACGCCTTGGCCCGGCGCGCACGGTAGGCCCGCTGCCACGACTCCGACAACCGGCGCTGATCACGCACATCCAGCGTTTCCTTCGGTGCCTTGCCTTGACTGTCCTTGCCTTCCGGTGGTGCCTTGCCCTGCGTTGCGTCCTTAGCGCCACCCGGTGTGGCCTTGGGGTCAGCAAGCGCGGCAGGGTGGACACCAGCCAGCGGGGCCGGTGGTTCCGGTTCCTCCGCGTCCGGCACACCAGGCACATACCCGTTGACACCGGCCGTGACCAACGGCGCCACAGCGGTCGCGATGGTCGCCTTGGACATCGCTTCCATATCGACCCACGCCACGATGTGGGTGCGGTCGACCAGGACAGCGTCATCACCACCATCAACGGGTGGTTCACCGATCTCATCGCGGTACCGGTTCAGGGTGTAGGAGCCGTTCCGCAAACGCATGTCACGGATCTTCTCCACCACTTCTGAATCCCGGTAGTCGATCTCTTTGAACTCCAGGACGTAATTGGTTATTTTGAAACCGACCTGCAACAGGTGGAAGTTCAGCTTCTCCAGAATGATCGCGGTAATGGGGATGATGGTGTTGATGCGGAACGTTTTGTCTTGTGCCTCACCAGTACCGCCACCGAGGTTGCCGGTCTCAATGATGCCCACCTTCGCGGGGGGCACACCGAACGCGGAAACGATCTCATCCCGCAGGCTGCGGCACGCCTCCAGGTAATCCCCGACCTTGTGGGGATCGAGGACCTGCACCCCGCCACCACCGGTGGTCAAAATGGGGGTGCCGACAGCCTTGGGCCCCAAGTTGTTGACCATGTACTGCTCACGCCACCGCTGCACGTCACCGTCCTGGAAATGACCCAGGTCAACGTGGATACGCGGGGGGTCACCGCGCCTAAAGCATTCCTTGAGGGTTGCCATGGCGAACAGCCACGCCGTAGCCGGGAACAGCACCTTCTGTGCCGGGCCGACACCGTACAAACCACCACGGGGGGCGTCCAACGAGAAGTGGATAACCTCGTCGGGGTTGAACGTGGCCGTGCGGACACCGTCAACGTCCTGGTGGTATCCGTTGACCTCCCCATGCTCATCGGACAGCACCGTCATCGTGGTGGCGTCGAGCGTGTACAGGGCGATCGGCTCACCCAGCAGAACCACGATCTCCAGGTAGGCGTCCCCGAACAGCTCCAGATCCGTGACCACGTTGCGCAGTAACTGAATCATGTCCTCACGCGGGTTGCAGAACTTCATCAACCGCTTGAGGCGCTGGACCTCCGGGGGGTCAGCGGGTTGCTCACCTTCCGGGACGTCGGACTCTGACACCACCTGCAAGCCGCCGGCAGTGACCGTCCTCGCCACCACATCCACGGAGCTGGAAACCCAGTCGCAGGTCATGTAGAGCTGGTGGAGCTGCGCCAGGGTCTGTTGGCGTTCCGCGCTGGCCGACACCTGGCGGGACACATCCAGGCCACCACCACCGTTACCCAGTGGGATGCCGTACTCGAAACCGGCGCGCTTGGCTTGCTTGGGCGATGGTGGCTCCAGGACCGGTGCCTTAGCGGCGGGCTTCTCCTGCACCTCGCTGCGGCCGAACACCTCCCGCACGAACGACCTCAGCCCCATATCGACGTCCCCTCAGTTGCGACGGGGAACCCGCCGTACATCGTCGGTAATGGCTGCGGTGGTCTGGGGCCGGTGGCGGTGGGGTCAAGCACCGTCACCTCCGGTTTGGTGGGCGGGAAGTGGAACCGTGGCGCGGTCCCCAGGTTGATCAGCAGATAGCGCAGGCCGTCAGCGGCGTGATCGGATGCGGTGGTGTCCGCGTCCTCAGGGTCACCTTTGGTGGCGTGCGGTAGGTCCCGCAGCTCACGCCACAGGTTCTCCACCGTGTCGAAAATGTGGAGCATCGGGCACTCCGTCCACCCCAAGGCACGGTGGTGGGGGCACGCGGGCCCGTTGTCCAGGTAGGAGTGGATGCGTTGCCAGCCGATGATCCGCGACCCGGCGCCCTTGCCGGCCTCCGTGAGATGGACACCGTTCTCGGCGTAAATGTCGGAGATCGGCTTGGCGTCACCACGGGTCGCCCACATGGCATCGTCCGCGTACCTGACAGCGACTTTCTCATCGTCAGCCTCAGCGGCCAGGATGCGTCTGGCCTGCTCCGCTTCCCCAACACCGGTGGCGTACAACTCCCGGTAGATCCACACCCTGCCGTCCTCATCAACGGCAGCCCACAGCACAGCCCACGGCTTGGCGTAACCCCAGTCCACGCCGTTGTACCGCAGCCACGACAACGGCAGGTTGATCGGTGCCACCACATGGCGGTCACGGGACAACTCGGAGAACACCTGACCGGAGAACACACCCCAGTCGCCCTCACGCAGGGCACGCCGCAACACCTCAGGCAGCGCCAGGAGGTCGTTCTCGTACTCGGGGTTCAGGTGGGGGTTGTCCTCCATGCGTGACGGGATGAACCGGATGGTCCGGCCGCGTTCGTCGTGGACGATCTTCGTGCCGTAGTTGGTGGCATCGACGTACTTCACGCGCACCCGACCGTGCCCAGGCCCACCGGGGTTCGCGCTCGATCGGATACCGAGCACCGGGATGGTCTTGCGGCCCGACCGCAGCCGGGACTCCAGGAAGCTGACCACATCCGGTGGCGTCAACGTCCGCTCATCGAAGATCAGCAACTGGTACTGGCCACCTTGGCGGCGGGTGGCGTCTTGCATGGACTCCGCATACCGGAACATGATCAGTGAGCCGTTAGGGAACCGCAGCTCATAATCCGACCCGTTCCACTTCGCGCGCACCGCTGCCGCGTAGTTGATTTGCATCAGCTCAGCCAGCAACGACTCTTTCAGCTCACCGTAGGTACGCCGAAACGCCCCCACCCGGATACCGGGATACCGGATGCACGCCCTAATCGCTTCCATCGTCAACGCGCGGGTTTTGCCACCACCGAGGGACCCACCGAACAGCACATCGAACTCGGTAGCGTCATGGAACATTTGCTGTTTGGGTGTCGGGACGTAATCCAGTTTGTCGAACACATCGATCTGTGGTGGGTCCAACCGGTCCAAGGCACTGGACCACGCGGCGAGGTCAAGGCCGGTAATCGTCGCTGTCACCGGCCTACCCCCAGTCGCGTAACACTTCCGGTGGCCAGGGCGATACTCAGGGCAGGGAACGCCTACGACACGGAGGAAAACATGATGATCAGTGCGGCACCGCTTGCGGTGGTGGCGTTGCTCGCGGCCACGGTCGCTGGCTGCCAACCAGGGACGGAGAAGGTCCACTGCCCTGGCGCTAACCCTGGTGTGGTCTGCTTCGACAACCCAACCCCGGTGGTCCCGGTGCCAGCTTCGACCAATGACCAGCACGGGCAAGACAGGGTGCCGCCACCGTGCTCAGGGGGAAAACCGGGGGTGTGCCCCGGCGCCCCGGCCTATCCACCACCCGGCGGCTTTGAGCCGTTCTAGACGGCCAGCGACAGGAACTCCGCGCGCACAGTCGGCTCATCCCGGAACCGCCCCGACAGGTGCGACGTGACCATGCTCGCGCCGGTCGCCCTAGCCCCACGCAACGTCAGGCAGGAGTGGTGTGCGCGGATCACGCACGCAGCCCCCAGCGTCTCCAGGTTGGTGGTGATCGCCCTAGTGATCAGGTCACCCAAGCGTTCCTGGACCTGCGGCCTAGCCGCGTACTCCTGGACCACCCGCGCCAGCTTCGACAACCCCACGATCCTGGCAGCGGGCGCCGGCAAGTACCCCACGGTCGCGGTCCCGGTGAACGGCAGCATGTGGTGCTCACACAGGCTGATGAACGGGATACCGGTCACCACGATCATGCCGGGATCGGGGGACTCAGCGGGGAACGTCACCGCCAGGTGCCGGGCGGGGTCCAAGCGGACACCGGCGGTCATTTCCTCGAGCGCAGCCACCAGGCGTCGGGGTGTGTCCTTCGTGGATTCCGTTTCCTGGATGTCCAGGGCCTCGATCAGCTTCCGCGCGTAATGCTCAGCGTCCACTAGTGGCCCCTTTCGTCACCCCACGCCAGGACGTGCAGTCGGTGGGTTGCGTTGATGCCCAGTCGGGCGGCGGTACTGGCGATCACCGGCCAGCGGCGGTTCAGGACCTCCGTGGTTGTGCCTTCCGGCATGACCCACACCCGGTCCCAGGGCCAACGCAGGGCCAGGGCCATGCGTGCGGCGCGCTCCACGTCACCCTCGTCCTGGCACACGACCTTGAGGTGCAGGCATTGGTGGGCGTGGGCGAGGTCCACGAACTCCGCGCGCGGTGTGGGGTTCTGGTGGCCCCGGTGCTCCCCAGCGTTGGCCAGTTTCGGGGATACGCAGATCAACTCAGCGGCGGCCAAGGTCTCCGCAGTGGGGACCAGGGTGCCGTTGGTTTCGATGTGCAGGCGCCACCCGCCATCCATCAACCCGGTCAGCAGCTCCGACCATGCGGGGTGGTCTTGGCGTAGCAGTGGCTCGCCACCGGTGACGACAACGATGCCGGTGTCTGATCTGTTGGCTACCTCGGTCAGGATCTGGGTTGGTGTCCACCAATTGGTGGTGACGCGTAAACCGAACCGGTCACCGTCCCAGGTGTATGCGGTGTCGCACCACGAGCAGGACAGGTTGCAGCCCATGAACCGGACGAACGTCGCGCACTGCCCGGCGGCCGGTCCTTCACCCTGGATCGTGGGCCCGAAGATCTCCGAGATCGGCAGCCGGTCGTCGGTCACCACAACCACCCGGCCTGGTTGACGTGGGTCTCATGGACCGTGACCGTCCCACCGGTAGCGGACGGGAAGTTCTCCACCGCCCACTCCCCGACCCACCGGGCGATGTTCTCCGTGGTCGGCTGCCCAGCCGTAGGCCGCAACCCCGGTAGCTTCACCGCACCAACCGACGTCAGCGGGTCATCCACATCCAGCAGCAGCCGGTGGTCGTACCTGGTGTCCAGGTGCTTCCGGTATTCGCGTTTGACCGCACCGAAGTCCAGGCCATCGAGCAGACCCCGGTGATCGAGCTGCCCGGCGAGCTCCAACTGGACCCACATCGAGTGGCCGTGGATGTTCTCGCACTTCCCCGGTAGCAGGTGCAACCGGTGGGCTACCTCAATGTTGTGCCGTACCGCTATGAACGCGCTCACTCGGGGCCTCTCGCCGTGGTGTACCTGGTGGTGGAATCGTCATGGCCGATGTCATCCAACACACCCATCACGTCGAGGTGGACAGCGGCCAGTTTGTAGTCACCACCCCACGATTCCCATTCCGGTGCCACCCACCCATCGAACGCATGGAACAAACGGTCAGCGACGTCCTCATTGGTGGCGTCCCGGAATATGCC